TGTTCTTCGGTAAACCGGCTCTTCTTCATGACTTCCTTTTCTCCGTTGGAAGCCATTCTCTCAAGTTTCAACTGGTCCGAAAATTCCAGGGCAGGTCAAGTACCTGCAAGAGCATCTTTGGCACATTCCCTCCGGCCTTGAGTGTCGCCGTTCGGTATGCGAGTTGATTCTTCGCGAGACTAATGCCCGCAGCGGCCTCAAGGTTGTTGCAGGCTGTAACCCATTCGGGCCAGTTTGCTGACATGAATGCTTCCAGATGATCGTCAAAGATCGCCACCTCGTCAGCAACAATGGCGGACGGAAAGTTCTCTTCAGCTCGACCAAAGTACCTCAGAACCGCACGATTCGCTTTCGAGTGGTTGACCCGCTCTTCAGCGATCTTTTTTTCCTCCTTTCCATTGTCTTTCGCACGCGCATCAAACCCGCTATCGGCATCGAAGAGTGCATAGACTGGTATACCAATTGACGCCAGAATCGCGTGTGCGAGTGGGATAGATGTCTTGCCTCCTACGGGGACGATGGAGAGGCCAGCGGCCTCAAGCGAGCCGAGAGACGTTCTATCGCCAATGCCGTGAAACACTGCCGACTCTGTCGTGCCTTCCACAAGAAAAGCGCGATGCGCGAAGAGTGCCGCGCCAAGCTGATTCGCTACGATGCCGTCGAGTTGGCGGTCAACTGCATCTGCGTTCAATATTCCGTCCAGTTTAGCTTTCACGCCAGCAATCGTGGCGAGGTGAACGGTGACCACTGGGGGCACGTCAGACGATCTTGTCAGCCGCCTGACCTGGTCGAAATGTCGCGCCTCCAGGAAGTAGGGACTATGAGTCGCATAGGCCACTTGAATACGCATACTGGCGTCTTCTGCGAGCGATCGGAGCACCTTCGCGAATGTCTGGGCCTGGATCGGGTGCTGAAAGAGCTCCGGCTCCTCAATCGCCAGGCAGATAACACCTTCCGCTGACGCCGCACTCGACTGCGCCAAGAGCTGCAGCGCCGAGATCAAGAGCGTTCGCTGAAATCCATGTCCCTGTCGCTCCACGGCTGTCTCGGTTGTGCCATCGAGCACGGCCACCTCAAACGTGGTCCGAGGGGCCTTAAGTTCCACCTCTGCCGGGGATACGGTGACAGCCCGACCGGGTGAGTAGGATTTGACGACCTCATTGAGTTGCGTCGTCATCATCTCAAGCTGAGTCTTGAACTTTTCCTCATAGACAGTCTGCTGCTTTGCGCGCGACTCCTCGACGATCTTTGAGATCTCCACATCAGCAGCAGCGCGATCGACCGAACGCTCAAGAATTCGCCCAATGATGCTCGACTTTCCATCGATTGATTCCTCGCGCGCGCGAAGATCGGCTGTGACCAGCACAAAGTCGAAAAGACCGCTCATCTTGCCGCCGCTGTTGAAGCCGAAGAAGTTGGTCTGTAAGGACTCCGGCGCTTCGACGAGTTGGTCGTTGTGAGCAGCCTCCCAGGTCGTCATAGCTTGGTTGACGGCATCAACATTTGTCCAAGCCGGAAGGCCAAGCGACGAATCTGATTTCAGCAGTGCATTGTAAGCCGCCTTCTTGTCGGCAGCTGATGCCTTATCGCGAACGGCGTTGAACGGCGCATAGCTCTTCGAGTTCGCAGATAAGCTTTCTGAGCCGTCCTGACCGCGACGCTTCCATGCGGTGAATGTTGTGGCGCCCGCCGGAGCATACTTGCCGAGCTCATTCCGATCCTTTTCAGTAAGTTCCGTGAACGTGACCTGAACCTCGATGTCTTCATGAGCCGCGCCGAAGGAACAATCCTTTTCTGTCAGTGACCCAGGCTTTCCGTTAAAGTACCAGTCGAGCGCTCGTAGTACGGTTGACTTCCCGACTCCGTTCGGCCCAATGAAGGTCGTGACGTAATCAAAGGGGATCGTCACGTCTTTCAGCGTGCGGAAGTTCCTGATGCGGACGGATTGGATCTTCATTGCGGGCTCTAAATTCTTTGTGCGAAGGCTGATTCGCGAACTCCGGACTCGCTACTCGGAAATTTGGATCGTGGTTCGCACGGGTGCTTGAAATAGCTTATTGACATCAGTGTTACAAGGGCATATGATTCCCACCATGCTGCGTGAGTTGCATGCGAGAAGCCCTGCCGGATCGCCGAGCGGGGCTTTTTATTTTCCGCGGCGGCACGTGTTTCAAAAACCTATCTATGGCTGATCCCTATGCTCATGCAGATTGGGGGATTCACTCTTGCCTAGCAAGTAACCGGCGACCGTACCCAAGAGACCGAGAACCGATGCGATCTGCTTATCGCTGTACCCAGCGACGACTAGGAAGACAGCAAACACGAGAATGAGCACGGTTCCGAGAACGCGCAGGACGGCATTGTGCGGTATCCGTCGGAGTATCAACCACGCTGCGATTCCGATCGTCACCACGCCGAACACGAGCACTACGGCGCTAATCGTCATTGCGTTTTCGACAGACCACCAACTGGTCTCCTGGGCGACAAGCTGAGAGCCTTGGGCAACAACGTCACTTGACGCATCGACCACGGCGGCTTGCGACGCTATCGCTTTGTTGACTTCCGCCAAGGCTTGCGAGGAGTCATTTGCCATTTTCTTTCGTATAGCTTTCGAGGATCGAAATTTTTGTCTGGAGAAGTTGTACGTACTTTTCCAAATCCAAGATTCGCTTCTTCAGCGGGGCATCGTTACAGACAATTGTGGGGCCGTCACCTCCTGCTAAGCCAGGTGCCTGTGCCGGTACTCCTATGCTGCCAAACTCGGAGCCCTTGTAACCAGAATTGGCGTTGTTCCGCGCCCAGTTGATGTGTGGCGGCGGGCTGTTAGAGTTGTCGATTGCCATGCCGGTCGGTGCCTGCTGTGACGCTGCTGTCATTGATGCCAGCAGCGCGATTACACTACTGTATTTGATTCGCATTTCAGCTTCCCCGTGTATTAACCGAGACGCCAGCGCAAATGTATGACGCGCTTCATGCGAAGTCTCGGGCAATTGTTGTGCGAAAAGCGATTGGTCTCGGAGAAAGAGTAGTGCATCGAGGCATGCTAATCAAAGGAGAACTTCGGCTGACGTGGGCGAGGCGTCGCAACGGCGCAGTTCATTGCGGCCAGTACGTGCGGCGTGCCGCCCTGATCGGCGCTACAGCCAGCTTGGCAGTGTATTCCGCGAAGGAGTTCGACTGATGCCACGCCGTCCGATGCGTCCATGCAAGCATCGCGGGTGTAACGAACTCGTGCCAGGTGGGAGATCGTACTGCTCGACGCATGAGAAAGATGACTCTAATTGGAAGCCGGACGCGGTACGCGGCAATCGCCATGAGCGTGGGTACGGTGCGAATTGGGAGAGGCTGCGAGCCTTCGTTTTGCTGCGTGATGGAGGCATCTGTCGCTGTGCGGAGTGCCAACGACTCGGGCGAGTGCGCATGGCTCACGAAGTCGACCATGTCATTCCGAAGGCTCGTGGCGGCACCGACGATCCAGAGAACCTGAGCGCAATCAACCGCGATTGCCACAAGGCGAAGACAGCGCGTGAGCGATTGCGTCCCGCGTCCGGTGGATCGATGGGGAGGGGGAGGTGAAAAGTCTGGGAGGCGTTGCCTCCGGGACCGCCCGCTTCGTCGAATTTTCACGCCCGCGAAATTAAAAATTCAGGAGTTGGCCAGTGGGAGGTATCGCGACAGTGCCGGGCCGGGGCAGAAAACCCAAGCCGACGGCGCGGAAAATCGCGGCGGGAAATCCCGGCAAGCGCGCGCTGAATAAGGACGAGCCGGATTTCGGCTTGGTCACGAACATCGAGCCGCCGGACTGGATTGTCGGCGAGGCGCGGGGCATGTGGGAGCGCGTTGTGCCGCTGCTTTGTGGGCAAAAAATCTTGCAAGTGACCGATCTGCACATTGTCGAAGTTTTCTGTGCGGCCTACGGCAACTGGAGGACCGCCCAGGACGATTTGACTCGCAACGGCCCTGTCGTCGACAGCTCGCAAGGCAGTCCGATGAAGAATCCAGCTGCGACCGTTGTGAAGGAAGCGGCGGCGCAAATGGCGAGCTTCGGCGCAATGCTGGGGCTCGACCCGGCGAGCCGGCAGCGCCTGGTCGGCGCCAAGCCGAAAACACCCGACAACCCTTTCGCGAAGCTGCTCGGCAAATGATTGGAAGACATGGCGACGAATTTCCCGCGCGTAGAGCAGGGGCTCAAGTTCGCGCGAGACGTCGTTCGTGGCAAGCGCCCTGCGTGCCGGTATGTGCAACTTGCGTGCAAGCGCCACCTTGACGACCTTGCAGCGAGCCGCAAGAAGGATTTCCGATGGAAGTTCGATCCGGAGGCGGCCGAGCGAAAGCTCGCACTGATTGAACTGCTGCCGCACACGAAGGGCGAGTGGGCATTCAGAAAGCAACTCGTGACGTTGGAGCCCTGGCAGAAGTTCGGCCTGATGGCGACGTTCGGCTGGCTCAACAAGCGCACCGGCAAGCGCCGGTTTCGAGAAAGCTACTGGGAGGTCCCCAGAAAGAACGGCAAATCGGTGATTGCCGCGGGCGTTGGCATCGGCATGTTCGTGCTGGACGACGAGTTCGGTGCCGAGGTGTACGCCGGCGCGACGACTGAAAAGCAGGCCTGGGAGGTCTTTCGCCCGGCGCGGCTGATGGTGAAGCGCTCGCCTGAGTTGATCGTTGCGGCTGACATCGAGGTGAATGCATCGAACATGAACAAACCCGAGGACGGCAGTCGCTTCGAGCCGCTGATTGGCAACCCGGGCGACGGCGCGTCGCCATCGTGCTCCATTGTCGATGAGTACCACGAGCACGATAGCGCCGCACTGTACGAAACGATGCTGACCGGCATGGGCGCGCGCCGGCAGCCGCTCATGTTCATCATCACGACTGCGGGCGCGAACATCGAGGGGCCGTGCTTCGACAAGCGTCGGCAGGTGATCGAAATGCTCGAAGGGACGGTGCCAGACGACGAGCTTTTCGGCTGGATCTGGACGATCGACGAAGGGGACGATTGGACCGATCCGCGCGTGCTGGCGAAAGCCAATCCGAATATCGGAATCTCGGTCTATCAGGACTATCTGGAAAGCCAGCAGCAGCGTGCGATTAAGTCTGCGCGCTTCACGAACACGTTCAAGACGAAGCACTTGAACGTCTGGACGTCGGCCAAGGCGGGCTATTTCAACCTCGAAGACTGGAAATCATGCGAAGACCGATCGCTGACCCTTGAGCAGTTCGAGGGGCAAGATTGCGTGCTCGCGCTCGACATGGCGCGCAAGCTCGATTTGAACAGTATGGCCCGGCTTTTCTGGCACGACATCGACGGGCGGCGGCATTACTTCTGCGTTGCGCCGCGGTTCTGGGTGCCCGAAGACACCGTGCGCAATACCGAAAACCGTCGTATGGCGGAGCGATATCAGGCGTGGGTCAATCAGGGCTGTTTGCTCGAAACGGATGGCGCGGAGATCGACTATCGCGACATTCTCGAGGAGGCGAAGGATGCGAACCGGTTGTGTCCGGTGCAATGCACTCCGCTCGACCCGCACGGCGCAACGAACCTGTCGCACCAGCTCGAGGACGAAGGGCTGACGCCGGTCACGATCGTGCAGAACTACACGAACATGTCGGACCCAATGAAGGAGCTTGAGGCGGCGATTACGGCGGGCCGATTCCATCACGACGGCAACCCGATCATGACGTGGTGTGTCAGCAACGTCATCGGCAAGAACCTGCCGGGAAATGACGATGTGGTGCGCCCGATCAAGCAGGGCAACGACAACAAGATTGACGGTGCTGTCGCACTAATCATGGCGATAGGCCGCGCCATGCTTGAAAGTCATGCTGGCTCAATCGACGAGTTCTTCTCGAGTCCGATCATCGTATGAAGCAAGGCAAACAAAGGGCGCTTGGGCGCATCAAGTCAAGCTTCTTGAAATGGCTTGGCGTGCCCATTTCGCTGACCGACGGGAGCTTCTGGTCAGCGTGGGGCGGTATGGGGTCATCGAGCGGAGAGACGGTGACGGCCGATTCGGCACTTCAGCTATCTGCGGTGTGGTCGTGTGTCCGTCTGATCGCGGAAACAATCGCGACTCTTCCGTTGAATCTCTATCAGACCAAGCCAGACGGAACGCGTGTTCTCGCGAAGCAACACCGGCTGTACACGGTCATCCATTCTCAGCCAAACGCAGAGAACACTGCGGCCGAGTTCTGGGAAGTGATCGTCGCGAGCATGCTGCTATGGGGGAATGGGTACGCGAGAAAGCTCCGGTCGGCGGGTGTGCTCATCGGCCTTGAGCTGATGCTGCCACAGCGTACGACTGTGAAGCGCCTCACAAGCGGAGCGTTGCAATACACCTATCGCAACGTCGATGGAACTGTCAGCACGCTGGCCGAGGACGATGTGTTTCACGTTCGAGGGTTCAGTCTCGATGGCTTGATGGGTCTTACGCCGATTCAATACGCACGTGAGGTTCTTGGGAATTCGACGGCCGCGAATAAGACGAGTGCGAGCGTCTTTCGGAATGGGTTGCGACCGTCAGGTGTGCTCTCGACCGACCAGATCCTCCAGAAAGAAAAGCGTGCGGAGATTCGAACGGATCTAGCAGAGCAGTTTGGCGGCGCCATGCAGGCCGGGAAAACGATGGTGCTGGAAGCCGGGATGAAGTACCAGGCCATCACGATGAATCCCGGTGATGTCCAGTTGCTGGAGACGCGGGCATTCAACATCGAGGAAATCTGCCGCTGGTATCGCGTTCCGCCGTTTATGGTCGGCCACAGCGAGAAATCGACAAGCTGGGGAACTGGGATCGAACAACAGACGCTCGGCTTTTTGACATTCACCCTGCGGCCTTGGTTGACGCGGATTGAACAGGCAGCGCGACGGTCCCTGCTGAGGCCGGGAGAGCGCGATCAGTTTTATGCGGAGTTCTCCGTCGAAGGGCTGTTGCGAGCCGATAGTACAGGCCGAGCGGCGTTCTATTCAACGATGACCCAAAACGGCCTGATGACGCGTGACGAATGTCGGGCGAAGGAAAACCTGCCGCCGATGGGTGGCAATGCAGCAGTGTTGACGGTTCAGTCGGCATTGCTCCCAATCGACAAGCTCGGCGAGCACACGACGGCTACGGCTGCGCAGGACGCCTTGAAAGCGTGGCTCTACCAGGAGGAAAAAACACGTGCAACGCAAGAACGGTAAAGGCGGCTACAAGGTCCGTGCCTTTGATCTCGACGTCAAGTCAGTCGACGATGCAGGTCAGTTTTCGGGATATGGGTCGGTATTCGGAGTGGTCGACAGCTATAAGGAAATTGTGGCGCCGGGGGCATTTTCAAACAGTCTCGATGCGCTCAAGAAGAGCGGCCGGGCGTTGCCGGTTCTGTGGCAGCACGACTCCTATACGCCGATCGGATCATGGGCCGGCCTCAAGGAGGACGACAAGGGTCTCTACGGGGATGGCGATCTGTGGATCGACGAAGCGCCGAACGCAAGGATCGCGTATCGCGGAATGAAGGCAAAGGCCATCACGGGACTGTCGATCGGCTATTACGTGCTCTCGTCGGATTACAACGAAAAAACGGGGATTCGCACGCTGAACGAAGTCGATCTAGTCGAGATCAGCATCGTTACGAATCCGGCAAACGCGAATGCGCGAATCGACGCGGTGAAATCGATCATCGCGCACGGCGGATTGCCATCGCTTCCGGAATTCGAGCGGTTCCTGCGTGAGGCAGGCTTCTCGAAGTCCATGGCCGCGGTTATCGCCAATCGCGGCCTGAAACATCTGCTCCAGAGTGAGTCTGGTGACATGGCGAACGACGTGAATCGGCTGCTCGACGGCCTCAAATCTCTTACTTTCAAGGAATGAACATGAGTCACATGAACGAACCGCGACAGTTCGGCCGCAAGAGCGGCGGCGACTCGCACCCGGAGCAAGTGCTCGAAACCGTCACGAAGGAACTCAAGCGCATCGGTGACGAAGTGAAATCCGCCGGCGAGAAGGCGCTCGCTGAAGCAAAGAGGGCTGGCGATCTGGGCGTAGAAACGAAAGCCACGGTCGACGAGCTGTTGATCAAGCAGGGCGAACTCCAAGCCCGTCTGCTGGAGGCCGAGCAAAAGCTGGCTCGCGGCGGCGGTAGCGCCGAACTCGAAACGCCGAAGACCCTCGGTCAACTTGTGACCGAATCGGAGGAGATGAAGGGGATGGACGGAAGCGCGCGCAAATCAGTGCGCGTTCGCGTCGATCGCAAGAGCATCATGAACGTGCCTGCGACGGTCGGCAGCGGCGTGAGCGGCAGCAACTCGCTGGTCGTCGCGGACCGTCAAGCGGGGATCATTGCGCCGCCGCAACGGAAGATGACGATTCGCGATTTGCTCATGCCGGGCCAGACGTCGTCGAGTAGCATCGAGTACACCGTCGAAACCGGCTTCACGAACAACGCAGCGGCAGTAGCCGAAGGCGCACAGAAACCGACTTCGGATCTGAAGTTCAATCTGAAGAACCAGCCGGTTCGCACGATCGCACATCTGTTCAAGGCGTCGCGTCAGATTCTCGACGATGCGCCGGCACTGCAATCGTATATCGACGGCCGTGCCCGGTACGGGCTTCAACTCACCGAGGAAGGCCAAATTCTGAAGGGCGATGGTACCGGGGCGAACATTCTCGGCATCTTGCCCCAAGCGTCAGCGTTCATGCCATCCATCACGCTCGCGAATGCGACGCCGATCGACAAGATCCGTCTGGCACTGTTGCAAGCAGTTCTCGCCGAATTTCCGGCGACCGGGATCGTCCTGAATCCGATCGACTGGGCGTCGATCGAGTTGACGAAGGACAGCCAGGGGCGATACATCGTCGGCAATCCGGTCAACGGTACGACGCCGCGCCTGTGGAATCTGCCGGTCGTTGAAACGCAGGCGATGACTGCGAACGAATTCCTCGTCGGCGCCTTCTCGATGGCGGCTCAGATCTTCGACCGCATGGAGATCGAGGTTCTTCTGTCGACCGAGAACGTCGACGACTTCGAAAAGAACATGGTGTCGATCCGTGCGGAGGAACGCCTCGCGCTTGCCGTCTATCGTCCGGAATCGTTTGTGACCGGTGCATTAGTCGAGCAAGCCGGCGGCTGATCGGGGTTCTGCAACCAATGGTGGCCGCCCGCGGGCGGTCATTTTTTTGACAGGGTGTTGGAAATGAACAATCCGAACCGCGTATGGGTAAAGCCCATGCGTTCTTACGGTGGCGAGGATGGGGATAAAAGCCCGTCGAGTGCACCGTACCCGGTTTCTCGTCAACGAGCTGCGGAACTGCGAGTGAACGGCCTTATTCGCGAGGTTGACCCGCCGGATTCGCACGTGGCAGCTCCGGCGGCGATGAACAAGAAGGCGCCCGCCACACAAAACAAAGGGCGGGCTCCGTAAATGGCCGACCAAACGCCGATCGTTTCGCTCGAGGTTGCGCTTGCACACCTGCGCGAGGACGCAGGGGTTGCCGACGATCTGATCAAGATCTACATCGGCGCCGCAACGCAATCGGCTTCCGATTACGTCGATCGCAAGCTTTACGCGAACGACGCCGAGATGCAGGCGGCAGTTGCGGACGCCACGGCTGGCGCCGATCCGATCGTCGCGAACGATGCGATTCGGGCGGCAATCCTGCTCACGATCGGAAAGTTATACGCCTTTCGCGAGGACGTTGTCTCGGGGGCGTCCGCGAGCGTCACCGAACTTCCGAGCGGGGCGAAGAGCTTGCTTTTCCCGTATCGAGTTGGTTTAGGGGTGTGACATGCTGAAGGCAGGCGAGCTGACTGAGCGAATCACTATTGAAAAGCGTGGTGGAGGCGTAAACGAGAACGGCGAACCGTTGCCCGGTGATTGGGTGGAACACGCCAGTGTGTGGGCGAACGTTCGCTTTTTGAGTGGGAAGGAGTACGTCGTCTCGGGAGCAATTCATAGCTCTGCTATCGCGAGTATGCGCATTCGATTTCGCCGCGATGTCGACAGTGAGATGAGGATTCGGCATGACGGTCGCCTATACGACATTGCTGCAGTGCTGCCGAATCGCCGGCATGGCTATGTCGACTTGTCGGTAAAGGTGGGAGAGAAGTATGTCTAGCATCCAGATTATCGGGCTCGTTGACCTGCGTGCCGATTTCGAGAAGCTGGCGAAATCGCAGTCGACGAAGGCGCTCAGGCGCGCGACGTTGGCTGGTGCGAAGGTGATCCGTGACGAGGCGCGTAAGCGCGCGCCGAAGAAGACCGGGAAGTTGCGGCGCAATATCGTCTCGGCTGCACTTCGGCAGAAGGATGCGCCGGGTTTGGCGACGGCCGGCGTACGGGTCCGGACGAAGGGCAAGGCTGATTCGCCGAACAACGCGTTCTACTGGCGCTTCGATGAGTTCGGCACGCAGCACATGAAGGCCCAGCCGTTCATGCGGCCGGCGTTTGACGCGTCGATCGGCGAGGCCGAGGGGGCGATTCGCACCGAGTTGGCGCACGCGATCGATCAAGCGCTCGGAGGGCGGCGGTGAGCGTGATCGTCATCCGTGACGCCCTGCAGGGCATAGGTGGTGCGAAGGGGTATCTAGGCGTCGCACCGGCGAAGGCGCCGGCGCCGTATTTCGTCGTGACGCGCGTACATGGCGCGCTCGACATGGCGCTCGCCGGGCTGACTGGCGGCCGTTCCGGTTCCTATCAGATCGACTGCTACGCGTCGACGTTCACCGACGCCGATCGGCTTGCCGACTTGGCAGTCGATCGCGCGATGTCGGCGCAGGATCTGTTTTTGGTCGGGGGCGTCGACGAACTGCCGGACGACTACTCGGCGGACACGGGACTGTTCCGTATCAGCTTGGAATTCTCGGTCGCGTTCTGACCAACAACACGTCGATTCGTTTGGCCCGCCGCGTGCGGGCCTTTTTCATTTGTGAGGGGCTTATGGCCGAAAGAAGCAAGCGCATCCGATCGCAGGGAACCAAGGTTGAAGTTTCGAAGGTGCCGTCGTACGACCTCGATGCGAACGACATCACCTTCGTTGATCTCAACACGACCACCAAGCAAATCCAGTGGCAGGGTGGCCAGTCCGAAGAGATCGACGCGACGACGTTCGCTAGCGAGCAAAAGGAATCCGAGCTCGGCCTCGGTGATCCGGGCGAATTCTCAGTCGAGGGCAATTACTCGTCGGACGACGAGGGGCAGTTGATCTTGCGTGCTGCGCACTCCACGAAAGCGAAACACGTCTTGCGCGTCACGTTCTCCGACAAATCGCAATTCCTGATGATCGGTATGGTGCGCCAGTACTCGTGGTCCGGCGGGGTGAACGCGATCATCTCGTCCAGCTACAGCATTCGGCTGAGCGGTGCGCCGAAGATCGTACCGCCGCCGGTGGCGTAATTCCAGAATGCAGATAGGAGATGTACGTGGAAAACGAAATTCAAGGGCTGTCGGACCTACGCGCCGTTGCGCTCAATCCGCTGACCGGCTGGCGGCACGAGCTAATTACCGTGCCGGAGTGGAACGACGAGACGATCGCCGTGCGCGAGCCAACCGTCGGCGATCGCATGTTCTGGTGACCTGCCTGATTTCTTCGGGCCATTTCAATCTTGGAGAACGGCCTCGGTTGCTTCAGTTGAACAATACCGCTGCTTGAACTCGTCGGGCGT